TTTCTAATTTCTGCCATACTTAAAATTTAAGCCATTTAGATTTACCTCTAAATACTTGAACTATTTCATCTAGTTTTAAGTTAGATAATCTTATTTTAGCATTTCTTAATTTAGCGGATCTATCTCGCTTATATCTTTGAACGATGTATTCTTGTACGTTAGCTCTAGTAGATAGCATAGAATAATTAATATGAGCATACAATGCATCCTCGGCCATCTTAGGCACCTTAGAATCCATGTCATAAGCTAAACCGTCTGATATATATTCAATAACTACTAACTGATTAGCTAATTCACTAGAAAAGCTAAATTGACCTGTTCTTTCGTTAATTTGAAAAAAACCATTTTGCTGAGAGTACTGAGGATCTAATCCATATCTTTGACCATATGCTAATTTCCACCAAGCCCAGTCATATACATTAGTATTTTCCCTGTCTATTTCACCTGTAATATTTCTAATATTTTCTTTATTCCAACGTTCGTTAGTCTTTGACTGAGCAGCTTGGTTGTTTTCACCATAGCTGTTTTGAGTTGGAACACCTGAAGCGTCTTGTACGGGTAGTTCAGTTGGCGATGTAGTTAAATTATTAACCGGATATATAATTCTTTGAACACCACTTTCATCTATATAAGAACACCTAACATAATTAACATAGTCTTGTGGTATAGCCACAGATAAGCTAGGGGGAATTGTTAATTCTTGAGATTTAATAGATTTAAGAGTATCATATGAAAACTCTTGTAAACCTCTTTTTGCGTGGAATATTACGTCAGATCTTTTACATCTAGGTATTAACTTGTCCATACCTACATAGGCAACCATGAAGTTATTTACTACGTCCGTTAAACTTATGTATTCATAGCTGCCATAATTATTGTCTATAGCAGGTTGTTTTAGTTGAACATAAACACTTCCAGTATAACTAGCGGGTGGATTGGTTCCTGTCCCACTACCAAATCTTAATGTAATAATGTTGTTTACAGAATCAGACACGTAAGACCAAGACTCATCTTGAGCTACGTTGTTTATATATATAGTATAGTTAGATGCTGAAGCTATTTGAACTCCAGAAGAATCATAAGCGCTTATTACGCCTTCATTAAATGTACAAGCAAAAACTGGATTAACAGTTGTGCTACCCGTTAAGTCATTAAATGCTTGTTGTCCAGAATAATATTGTGCATTTGTTTCAGTAATCAGTCCCATATTGTGTTATCTTTTAGTATTAGCTTCATTTGCAGCAGACAATTGTGATGCTGATTGTACTATCTGAGGATCTCTTATTATAACTCCTGCATATTTTAGTATTTCTATTATAACTTCGGTCTGTTGACTCTCACTTATTTCAAAATTAGTAGAATACATTGTGCCTTGTAGTAAGTCTGATGCTTGTAAAGTTATAACAAGCGCTTGTGTCAAACCACCTCCAGAAAAAGTTATTGTATCTCCAACGCTGTAGCCATAGCCAACATCAGCTGCTGACACCACTGCGTCTGTAACATTACCTGATGCATTTATAGTTATGGTTATTTTTCCATCTGTACCACCTCCACTAGATATAGCTGGTTCGTATGTGTAAGTGCCAGCAGAACCACCTATTCCGGGAGTAGTAACAGCGCTCATTAGACTACTACTAGCTACTAAACTAGATGCTATGGTTGGGTCATATATAAATTGTCCTAAACTTCCAACTGTATAACCCCATCTAGGATCTTTAGGTTTTCTTATGTAATTGAAAGAAACATCTTTTACGCTATAAGGGGATTTGACAGGAAAAACTGTTAATTTATCTTGATTGTATTTAGCAACAGGAAAATTAGTTGTGGGTTGTGTTAGAGGAGATAGTTTAATACTGTTGTATTCTCTATTGCTCATTATTTCTATTGGAGGAGAGTTTAAACCCTTGTTGAAAACAGCAGATCCAAATCTATGTAAGTCTATAGGTTGAGTGTACACATTACTACTAACAGCTGAAGCTTTTTCATTTTTTTCAAATACTTGAAACTCTTCCATTATATGATCCATACGAGACGCAAACTCTACATCTGTTTTAGGCATACGTATATATTGGTTATAGTCCTCAAAGAACTTTTCAAATATCTCTAACTGAACTTGAGTAGCTAATTGATTAAACTCATAAGGAGTTAAGTAGCCACGCTGTTCTTTGTTTAGGATACTAAGTACTGTAGTATATACCGTGTTTACGTTTATTGCCATTTTAATATTTTTATAAATAAAAAAGGCGGCCGCATAGCCGCCTTATATATAATCACTTGTTATTTTAACTTTTTCTCTATTGACTTATACACTTCTAAGCCTTCATCGGTTTTAAACCAAGCGGCCATAGCTGTATATGGATTTTCATCAAAAGGAACAGTCATCAACTTTTTATCATTACTAGCCCAAGTAAATGTTCTTTGGTCAGGAGATAATTTTATGATATTGTTTTCTCTAGCTACAATAGCAAGATTTCTTAATTGTATATTATCATCTTGTGCTAACTCAATAAACAACTGAGGATTTCTTCTAGCAAAGATTAACAAATCTCTTTTTAGTTCTTTAGAACTTAATGTATTAACATTACTACCTACTTCAACTCTAAGTATAGCTTCAGCAAAGTCGACGTCCATTTGGTTAGCAGCATTCATAGCTATTAACTCTAGTTCGAGATGTTCTACATGATCTTCAGCCTCAACTTCAGCATCAAACTCTGAGAAAATTAAATCTCTATGAGGGTGTTTTTCTAAAAAATCTTGTAAGTTTCTTTTTTCTTTAGGTACCATTAAATGACCCATATCAAACACAACATGATTTAGAGTAACTTGCCCTTTTTGATCGTCAACGAAAACGCTGTTTTGATTTGTAGCGTATCTTAATTCTCTCTCATATCCTTTTTCACTATCAAACCAAACCAATGGATATCTTCTAGTATGTTTACTAGGTAAAGTATATGTTAAAGGTGTTTTATCACCTAATAAATAGTAATTTCTATCTTTATATTCCCAAGTATCTTGTTTAACCTCTTGCTTGGGAGCAGGAGCTTTTTTTGTTGTTGCCATAATTTAATATAATATAATAATTAAAAAAGACCCCGCCGAAGCGGGATCTTGTTATTTTACCTTATCAAGGTGCAGCGAAAGCTACAGCAAAACTTGGTGCAATCGAACCGACAGCAGCGCCGGTTGCAGTTACCTCTTCTTCTACAACTGGAATAGCAATACTTCCAGAAACAGTACCAGCGCCTAAAGCGATAGCGTCAGCGAATATAGCTCCATATTGAGCTGCTGATTTCGTGAAAGAATTACTTGATCCTTTTGTAAAAGTAAGTGTTCCTTTAAGTACGTTAGTACTTGAATTTACTGGCCATGATAGTTTTACTGTTAATGCATTTGATGAAATTCCAGTTTCAATTTCACAAACGTTGTCACAGTTTACTAATATAGCGTCTTGTTTTAAGTATCCCATTTTCTTATTTTTTTAAATGTTTACAATTAATTAAGCTCCTTTAAATAACACGAAGTTATTAGCAGCTTGAGTTACTAAACATCTTTCAGATAAGAAGTGTACAGACATTGCATCTAAATCAGAAGTGTAAGCTCCTCCAACTGAACCAGTGATCCAGTTTTTAAATCTTCTATCTTCAGTTTCAGAAGCTCTGTATCTTACGTGTAAGAAAGGACGTCTAATGTTTGAACCTAGCATTTGATCGTATACTGTTGAAGTTCCAGCAGGAACTAAAACACCATCAATAGCTTTGTCCATACCCCTTGTTGAAGCATCATTTAGATATTTCCAGTCAGTTTTGTAGAAGTCATAAGAACCTCTTCTGAATCCAGAAAATCCAAAGTTCAATGCCATTTCAGCCTCGTTATCGAATAAACCGTAAGAAGCAGAAGCAGTAGAAGCATAACCTCCACCTGCCATAGCAGCAATCATATCGTCAAAATCAAGAGCAGTAGATCTTGATAAGAATAACATGTTTTCTTCAATAGCACCTTGCTTATCTAAATTTTTAAGGATTTCATCGAAATCAGCTAAAGCACCTGAACCAGGAGCAGCCGCACCAGCAAAACCAGAATATACATTACCTCTTTGCTCGATAGCTTGGAATAAACCTTCTGAACCTTCATAATTTAAAGCACTTAATGCTGTAGCAGCACCTGTGTTAGGGTTTTTAGCATCTTGACCTTCAACCATCTGCATTTCTAAGTAATCTTCAAATCTTAGTCTTGTTTCAGACTCAGCTTTTAAATACCATAAATATCCAGAAGTTCCATCTTCAGTAGCTACTTCAACCCATCCAATTTGTGCAGTATCAGAACCATTAATTTCATACTTATCTTTAATGATAACTGGTCTGTTTGAAAACTGAGTAAAGTTTGGCTCGATAGAACCTTCCATCCCAACAGTTCCTTTTCTAAATTCTGCACCATAAACGAATAAATTTACGTTTTTAGTACCTAAAAGAGCAGCAGGAACAGTACTTGATCCATATAATCTACCAACGATATCCGTATCAGTTACAGAGATCACTAGTAATTTAGCAGTAACTAAACCAGTAGCTTGATCAGAGATCAATATAGTTTGGTTAGCTCTAACAGCATGCTTAGTTTGAGCAGCTCCACCTAATCCAGTATCAGATAAATTTGGTTTGATAGTTACATCATTACCAACACCAGCTCCACCAGCGTTACCCGCTGCAGATTGAGCAATATTAGCAGCTAAACCTTTATAAGCTACATGTAGTCTGTTTTGCTCTGACCAGATAATTTGATCTGAAGTCATTGGCATTTCAGCTCCAACCATTCTCAAGAAACCAGATAATGTTCTGTTTCCGTATCTTTCTACTTCTGCTTCATAAAGTTCAGGTAAATATTGCTGAGCAAAATCTTTTCCTGAGCCAGTGTTGAACTCTAGAAAGTTTGTTTCCAACGCCATCTTTTTTTGCGCTGGGATAATTGATGCAGGAAAACTCCCGCCGTTTACTAAACTCATAATTTTTAGTTTTTAGTTTTTGTTTCGTTTTTGTATTTTCAACTTAGAACTATCAACACCATTAATTGCTTTTACTTTTAAACCATTTATAAATATATCTTTATTATTTTGTGGCCTTGAAGCCGTATCAATATTTTTAGATTTATTTACAATATTTTTAATTCCATCGGCTTTGCCTTGTTCATAAAAATGTTGTGCAATGGTATCAGCATTTTTAGCAGCATATAAAGCCTTGTGATAACCTTCTACGTCTTCTATAGCGCCTTTATCGTTTAAGAACTTCTTAACTAAGGTCTGTAGTTCCGCTTGTTCATTAGCTACCTGATCTTTATTATTAACATTATAATTAAAAGTTTTTTCCCCTAAGTTAAACTCAAAACCTTTGAAATCCTCAGAAAAATAATTTTTAGTCTTATTAATAAAATCTTCTTTTTGCTTGTTTAAGTGTTGTTGTTTGTCGTTGTATCTATTGAAAAAGTCCATAGCTTTTTTTTGATCCTCGTTTACGTTGGGTTTCAACTTGATCTCCTCGTAATATTTACTTTTTGTTTCTTCCAAAAAGTTTCTGGCCTTTGCAATTTCTTCTTTTTTCGCTAATTTCTTTTTACGGATATCGCGATCTTCATCCACTTCTTCATCATAGTTGAAATTGTCTTCCATTATAAAGTCAATCTCTTCTGAGTCTAAATGTGGTTTAGTATTTTTGTAGTATTCTCTTAAAAGTGTTGTTTCATCAACTGAAGAATAGTCTTGATTTAATCTTACATAATCTTGTAAACTTCCACCTGTGTCCTCCATGAAGTCTACTACTTTTTTTAAATCACTTGGTAATTCTACTATTCTTTCTTTAACTTCTACCTCTGGTTCTGGAGTATATTCAAGTTTTTCTTCTTTCTTTTCTACTTCAGTAATTACTTGTTCTACTTCGTTTTCTACAGGTTTTTCGCTTGTTAAATCTACTTTTGTAACTTCAGGTTCAGGTTTTTCTTTTTTACTAAAATCAACCTTTGCTACTATTTCTTCTTTTTTTGAACCTAAGTTTTTAGGTTTCTTTTTGATTTTAAATTCACCCTGGGTTAATTCCCCTCCAGATGTTTCTTTTATTTCTTCTGACATAATATAATATAATAGTTATTAATTTTACTGTGATAATAAATCACTGTATTTAGCATTGAAATCAACAGGTGGTCCATCAGTAGACCTTTGATTTATCATTTCGCTCTGCTGACTACCTTCTAATTTTGTTCTTTTGTCTTTTCTATCTTCAATCATTTCTTCTCTAGCTGTTATTCTCTGTACATCCATTTGTTTAAGTTCTAAATCATATTGATGTTGAACCTCCATTATTTGTCTCTTTATAACAGCTTCTTGTTCTAGTTTCTTTATTTCAAACTCAACTTTACCTTGTTCTATTTGAAGTTCTGTTTCAGCCATAGCTTGTCTCTTTTGAACCTCAGCCATAGCTGTTCTTTCAGCAGTTTCAGCTTGTGCTTGAGCTTGCGCTTGTATTTGAGCTTGTTGATTAGCTTGGTCTTGAGCCATCTTCTGCTTTCTTTTAAACTTAAGAACTTGGTTAGCTAGTTTTAAGTTTTTAATCTCTCTTATTTCTATAGCGTCTTCAAGATTTATGCTACCTTGTTGTATAGAAGCTTGTATGTTTTGTTCTAACATAGCTCTCTCTTCCTCATCAGGTGTTAGATCTAGGTATATACCAAACTCATATAAGTTTAATTTATACATGTCTTCTAGTGTTCCCACGTTATAAGAGCTTATACTAGATTTTAAAGCTTCTTTAGTTAAAGGAAATTCTAAAGCATCTGAAATTCTAAATGATATGTTTTCTGCTGTTTTAGCTGACAAGTATAAGCTAGCTTGTACTATGTGTTTTGTAGCTGTATTAGAATTTGCTGCAGCTAGTTTTTGTAAACCAACTAAAGAGTCTTTGTTGGGAACACTACCATCTCTTGCCTCATTCAATCCAGTGGCGTCTCTCATCATTTGTAGATAGTATTGATAAGTTTGTATAAGACTTTGCATTTTAGCTCCTCCACTAGAACTTTGTAACTCCTGTATAGGTACTTTACCTGGATTAGCACCACCATCTTGGGTCATTGATCTACCTAATATACTACCAGTTTGGAAATACATATTTAAAGCTTTTGCTGGGTTATAATTTGTACCATTACCTAAATCAACTTCTGCTAAACCATCAACATCAAGAAATACACCGTCAGGAACTACTCTAGCCAAAACTTGTTGTAGCTTTAAATGTGTTAATTGTATCATGTCAGCAAAACCTGTCATCCTACCCACTAAAGATTCTATACGACCTTTGTACATCTTAGGCGCGCATATGTTGTAATTCATATTAACCTTTACTAAATTAGCATCAGGTCTAACCATGTTTTTACCTAGCTCCCATTTTAACATCATTTCATGGCCAAGTATCTTAGCTCCTTCATATAGCACTTCTATAGATCTTTGTACTCTATCAAAATTATCATTTTTAGGTGGATTAAAAGTGTCAGGTTTTTCTAAAGCTTTTTCTAAACCAGTAGCGCCTTGCTTTATTTTAAACACTTGATCTTGATATGTCTTGTATTCAAAGTAAAGTACAGCTATACTGTTGCCGTCTCTTCTACCATTAAATTGATAATTATAACTTTCACTGCCAGGGTATTGTTGTATTGTCTCTAACTCGTCGTCAGTTAATTGAGGAAACTCTTTTTTAATTTCACTTAAGCTTATATACTTAACCTCTCCAACATACCATATGTCTTGAAAATTAGGATCTTCAGTATATGAATAAACTAAATTAGCCGGATCAACGTAATCTACGACAACTCCTTCAGAAAGATTAAAACTTGTTTTAACAGCCCCTATACCTAGTATCACAAGATCTTCTGCCATCCTACGTCTAGTTAGATCGTATTTGTTAAAAGCGAGTGTATTGTTTATAGCTTCTTCTTCTGCTATTTCTATAGACTGCTTATATGTCAATTGCATATGAACGTCTAGCTCTTCTTTATTTTGAGGTAGATCTTCTGGGTTGTCTGTAGAATACATATTCATACCCGTAACCTGCTGTATTTGATCTATTAGTTCTTGCGCTTGTATATCTCTAAGTAATTTAGCAGCATATTCTGTTCTCTTTTTTAAAGACTCAGGATCTTGAGCATATGCTTTAACATCGTAAAGCTTACTGTCCATACCATTTACTACAATATCAACAAACTTAGGTATGATTGGTACAGGTTTCCAGTCTAAGTTTAAGTAAGATAAATCACCATTAATAGCTAGTTCATCTTTGTACTTTTGAACAGACTGTTCGGCTCGAGCATATAATCTTAAATTTCTAAATGTATTATAATTAGTATTAAATCTACCTGAAACCCCTGATCTAGTACCACTAAACCAGTCACCTTCAATAGCTCTACCAACTTGTCTACCATACTCTATACTCTGCTTGACCTCTTCAGGTACTACCTGATCAGGAAACGAACTGCCATTATAAGTTTGTATTTGCATTTATTTTATTATTTGTGATAAACTTCCATCGTTATTAAACTTTTTTATTCCAAAGTCAATACTCTTTTTAATTCTTTCCGCGACTGGTCTATACTTATTTTTATTACAAGCCATTATAGCTAAACCTGAACTTATAGAAGCATCGTGTTTAGTTCTATTGTTTATGTCAAATTGAGCCCAGTCTTCTAGTGTTTTTTGAAAATACATATCTCCTAGTTTATCACCTAAGTCTCCAACATGATCTTCTATATAACTTTCTATAGCTGCAGCGTGTGCTTGTTTAATATCTTCGCTTGAGTTTGGTATTCCACCTATTTCTTTTTCTGTGGTAGACAATTTGTTCCAAACCTTGTCAGGTCTATTGATGCTAAAACCTCTATAACCCCTTCTTTTTAGATAATACAAGAATCTAGGTTTATTGTTTTCACAAAGTATAGGCATACCATAAAATACTAAAGCCATTAATATTTCTTCAAAGAATATCTCGGCGGTTTATGGTCTAGCTATGTATTCAAGAAAGAAGTGATTAGGAGGCGCATCTTCCATAGAAAATTTAGTTAATCCATGTAGTGATCCATTAGAACCTTTACCATCCACAGTACCACTAATGTCGTAGCTATCACATCCAAATGCTCCAATATGTTCATTCCCTGCATATTTAACACCATTTTTTATAATCACTCTATTTTGAAGATTTTTAGGTGGAACCCAGGATATTATAAATCTACCGTCTCTATTAGGTACAAAAACAACTGATGTGTCTTTTATACCGTTGCTCCACATAAAACTACCTTTTGTTGTAGCTGACAAATTGTTTACTTCTTCATTATAGTCAATTTGTTGATATATTCTAGTTAGATTAAATAGACTATTCTTAGTCTCATCTCTAAAAGCGTGAGCCTCTGTCCTAGGGAATTGTCTGTAGTATTCGTTTAAACTGTCTTGATCAGACTTGAGACCATCTACTTCATTATCCCAATGCTCAATTACTCCGATTGTAATTTCAATACCGTCTCTTCCGATTGTTTTATTTTCTGGCGTAGTGAATACAGGTAGTCCAAAAGTATCCATGAATCCTTCGTAGTTCCATTCCATAGGGATGAAAAGAGAGTACAAGCCAGAAGATGTTTGTCCATTTCTATTTCTTTTTCTAACGTCTGAATTTGTATAGAGTTTTTTAAAATTGTTTCCACCTTTGTCTAATGCGTTTGAAGTTGAGCCCATCATACATTTACCTACGATTCTACGTCCTAGTCTCAATGTAGTTTTTGTAACTCTCCAGTTGTTTAATATGTTGTCAGGTCTTTCCCACTTACCACTCTCATCGTGAGCAAGTATCTTTAATTTTTCTCCATCGTAAGAGTTGTCTCCTGTATTCTTCCAATCTATAGTTGTATCTAATCCTTCTAGTTCAGTTAACTTAACATTGTCATCTAGTTTACGTCTAGTAAGCTTCGAAGCTGGGACTCTATATGCCAATTCGGTCTTAGGACGATCCATACCATCCTGGATCGGCTTGAAGAAAAACGGATAGTTAACGGATATCGGGACAACTTTATCTGTGAACA